TGCTACCGTACCTGAGACATTTCCACCTGCTACTGAGTTAGCAGTTGCCGCAAATGATACTTGACCTCCAACATTCGCACCTGCGATTGATGATAAGTTTGCTCCGTCTCCAGTTACATATGTAAACACACCACCTGCGCCTGATACATTCCCTGCAGACACATTAGCAGTAACTGTTAATGATGACAACGTACCAGTGCTAGTGATGTTTGGTTGTGCGTTTGATGTTACAGTACCTGCTGTTGTTGCTGAAGTGGCTGATGTTGCTGTAGTTGCTGTAGTTGCTAGTGCAACTGCACCTGAGACATTTGCTCCAGCCACTGCGTTAGCAGTTGTTGCAAAACTTACAGCACCTGATACATTAGCACCTGCTACTGCGTTTGCTGTTGTAGCACTTGTTGCTAATGCAACTGCTCCACTGACATTCGCTCCGGCTACTGAATTAGCGACTGCCGCAAAGCCAACTTCGCCAGAGACATTTGCACCTGCTACTGCGTTTGCAGTTGTTGCAGTTGTTGCTAAAGTTGCTAAAGGAACTTCACTAACATTTGCTCCTGGGATATTAGTTAATCCACCGGCATCACCTATAAATGTTCCACTGCCACCTGATATTGTAATGTTACCAGCGTTTGTAATTAGGTCACTGTTAGTGTTTAAGTTTCCACTTAGTATTAATCCTGTTAATGTTCCAACAGATGAAATATTTGGTTGTGCTGGTGTTGTTAGACTTCCGCCTATTATTCCAGCAGATATACTGCCAACAACATCAACAGAACCAGGTACATTTAAGTTACCTGTTGTCTTATTGTATGTAAATCCTGCGTTACCTGCGTATAGTGAGCCACCATCATTGAATATGACTTGTGTGTTTGCACCTTGTGCTGGTACTAAAGTTGCTGTGTCCCATGATAAAACACCTGCACCGTCTGTTGCTAAGAATGCACCTGCAGAACCACCTGTAATTGTTACGTTACTTTCAGGTCCTAAGTTAGCAGTACTATTGAAGTCGATGTTGTTATCGAATCCACCTGACACAGACATTGAACCTGTTACTACTACTTCTGTGCCTGTGCTTTTAACTGATAATATGTTTGCTGTTCCAGCAGATGATACTCTGATCGGACCACTTGGATCTACTTGTACATTACTTGTACCGTTTTCAATAAAAGCACCTGCTGATACAGAGATGTTAGATATACCACCACCATCACCAGTAATAAGACCAGTTGTTGTTACGTTACCAGCATCGATATTTCCTGTAACATTTAATGATGTTAGAGTACCTGTTGATGTTATGTTTGGTTGACTTGCAGTTGTTACTGTACCTGCTGTAGTTGCACTTGTTGCACTAGATACAGTACCGGAGACATTAGCACCTGCTACTGCATTTGCTGTAGTTGCAAAACTTACTGCACCACTTACGTTACTACCTGCTACTGCGTTTGCAGTTGCCGCATTAGTTACTTCACCTGATACATTTGCACCAGCAACTGAGTTTGCTACTTGTGCAAAGTCTACTTCACCAGTAACTTGTTGTCCATCTATTGCTGTTAAATTTGCTCCATCGCCTGAGACATATGTAAATACTCCACCTGATGCATTAACATTACCAGAGTCAACATTTCCTGTAACATTTAATGATGTTAGAGTGCCTGTTGATGTGATGTTTGGTTGTGCGGCTGTTGTTACCGTACCTGATGTTGAAGCACTTGATACAGTCCCACTAACATTGGCTCCCGCTACTGCGTTTGCTGTGTCTGCGAAAGCAACTTCACCCGATACATTAGCACCTGCTACATTATTTGCTGTATCTGCAAAGTTAACTTCTCCTACTACATTTGAGCCTGAGACAGAATTAGCGACTGCTGAGAATCCGACTTCTCCAGAAACATTGGCACCTGCAACACTATTTGCTGTTGTTGCGAATGCTACTTCACCAGAGACATTTGCTCCTGCTACATTATTTGCTACATTTGCAAAGTCTACAGTACCTGAGACATTTGCCCCGGCTACTGCGTTAGCAGTTGTAGCAAAAGCAACTTCACCAGAGACATTGGCTCCTGCTACTGAGTTAGCAATTGAGGCATTTAATACTTCACCTGATACGTTGCCACCTGCAACACTATTTGCTGTATCTGCAAAGTTTACTTCGCCAGAGACATTTGCTCCAGAAACTGAATTTGAGACTGCTGAAAAGCCAACTTCTCCACTTACATTTGCACCTGCTACTGCGTTTGCTGTTGTTGCGAACGCTACTGTTCCTGTAATTTGTGCTCCAGGAACTGATGTTAAATTAGCACCGTCTCCAGATACATATGTAAATACACCACCTGTTGCGTTAACGTTTCCAGAATCTGCGTTTGCAGTTACTGCTAATGATGTTAATGTTCCTACCGATGTGATGTTTGGCTGAGCCGCAGTTGAAAGACTTCCAGATAATACTGAGCCTTTAATTGTACCTGCATTTGCGTAAACATTTCCTGCTAGAATAGGGCCTGCTGTAATCTGCCCTGTACCACCTACAGATAAATTACCACCGGAGATGTTACCAGTAGAAGTTAATGATAGTACACTAAGAGGAACAGTTGAAAAATCAGCACTACTTGATACTACTAGATTTGTAGTAGTTAAGTTTGCATTTGATACTATGTTTTCTGCAATTAAATTACCAGTTAACGATAAATTCACTAACCCTGTAGTGATGTTTGATGGTAGATCAACGAATACTGATTGTGAAGCACTCGTTAATGATACTGCTGATAATGTATCTGCTGTATTCAGACCTAAATCTAGTGATGAGGATTGTACTGTTACACATGCTAACTTGTTTGTGATAACAACGTTGCCAGTTGGCTGATTAACCGATATTCCAGCACCGGCAGTTTTATTGACAGAGACTACTGCTTGATCACCTAGACCAGCAAATACCTCTGTAAAGTTTAACTGTACTTTCTCAAATGCCGAGCGTATCGCATCTGCATTAGGATCGTCTGGAAATGATCCGAAGTCAATATTTCTTTGTGCCATAGTAATTCTATCCTAATAGTAGTATTTATCGTTTGCAATTAGAAGTCGATAGCCAAAAAAATACCCGACTAAGCCGGGTATTTATTGTTATTATTGATGCTAGTTATTTACTTAACTCGTCAATCTTGTGCATTAAACCTGCTAGACCATCATGTGACATTACAGAGCCTTCTTTAACTAAGTCAGCACCATTGTAGCCAGTGCGATCATTTTGACCTGCAATAACTGGAATAGTTGTTTGACCTGTTGATTTCTGCTTGTTAAGTCCACCTGAGATTACTTTAGTCATAAAGTCGATGTCTTGTTCGAATGAAGTTTCAGTGCCGTCTTTACCAGCATCGTTGGCCCATTCAGTGAGTTCTTCTTCTTCACTTTCTGTTACTTCTTCTTCTTCACTTTCTGCTACTGCAAACTCTCTTTGATCATCAGTTTGAGTTTCAGTTACAGGTTCGATTGATCCATCATTGCTATCTGCTGGAGCGTCTTCTGCGCCTTCTGTTGTTAAGTTGTCATCGTCATGCTGTGATAAAGGCTTTGTAGGCTCTTCTGATGCTTCTGATCCTTCGTCTAATGCAATTTCATCTAACTGAGCAAGAGTTTCTTCTAAAGATTTTTCTCTATGTTCTTCATCTCTCTTACCGAACTTACCGTATCTTTCGTTTCTACGATCTTTCATAGATTGTTCTTTGCCAGATTCTTTGCCGTCTTTCATGGCTAATGACTCATCTTCTTTGTCATTAGTGCCTTGATCTTCTTCCATGTGATGCTTATCTTTGTAGTCATCATATTCTAAATCTTTAGTGACATCTTCTCCATCTCTGCCTGAATGCTTACGACCGTCATAATGTGCATCATGTGCAACTTCTTTACCTGCACGTTCTGCATGATCGTCCATCTCTGCATCAGATTCTTTTTCTTTTACAAGTTGAGGAGTGTCAGCATCGTTTGATGCTAGTGCCGCATTGGCTGCCGCATTACCTTTTTCATCGTTAGATGAATTGTGTGATCCGTCATCTGCTGGATATTGAGCGCCTTCGTCAGTCTTAGAACAACCACAACCTTCGTTAGTCATTTTTGATCCACATGCTTCGCACATTTCTTCTTCTGAATCACCGTCAACTACTTGAACATCAACAGAATCAACTGCTTCTTCATCTTCGTAGTCAGTAGTTCCAGGAGCTTCTGCATCATCTTCCATATCAACGATACCCATTAACTTGAGCATGTCATCATGTGAACCTTGAGGCTCTTCTGATGGTGATTCTGAACCATAGAATGATACGTCTGCAACATCTGGTGTTACAACTTCCATTTCAGGGTCGCCATAGTTTCCCATGCCAACGTCTTTAACGAACTTGATTAATTTGTCTGCTTCTGCATCTGTAGCATTCACACTAACTCTGTCTTCTTGTCCTTCCATTCCAGACTGAACTGAAATGTTAACACCTTCTTCGACTTTTGCTTCCCCTTCGTTTAAAAGAGATTCTAATTCTTTTTCTAATGATTCAAATGCCCATGCATCTTCGTATGTTGCTTTTTTGTCACCTTCAGTAGATGCGTTCCAATCATACTTGTCATCAGTACCAATGTTTTTGTCTGCTTCAGTAGTCTTTGTATAAGTGTTTCCACCTACTTCAAACTTCTCGCCTTTTGCTGTGTTAGCAAGTGCGCCTGAAAATGCATTACCTTCGTAAGTTTCGTCTTCACCCATTGCACCGTATGATGCCATAGTGTCTACTACTTCGCCTTCATCTTCGTCTACCATTCCAAGAACGGGTTCGTTACGAATGCCCATGCATTCATCTAAACCTTCTTTATAACCTTCGTGGTATGCTCTTGCGCCTTCAGAACCTGCATCATGTGGACATGCATATCCGCCTTTACATAGGCCATGAGATTTACCCATGTGCTTAGCCGCTTTAAGAATGTGGTCTGCACCTTCTTTTAAATTTGTTTTACATTTTTTAATCATATCTTTCAACTTTTGTTTATCGCACTTAGGGTGCAGTTTTAAAATCTTTGCTTGAGTACATCCGTCTTTACACATTTTTTTGATGCGTGAAATGCTTGGCATTTTCTTTTCTTTCCACTCATCATATTCTATGTCTTTAGTAACTTCCTTACCGTCTTTCTTTGGATGCTTACGCTTGTCATACTTAACGTCTTTGGCTACTTCTTTGCCTGCTTTTTCTGCTTTGTCATCACGTTTTGCGTCTTTGTCATCTTTTTCTTTGTCTTTCATTATCTGAGTTGGTGATCTGGCTTCGTCAACTGCTTCTTTCTTTTTACCAAAGAATTTCTTTTGCTTGGCTGACATTCCTTTTTTGCCTGATTTCTTTTCATCTTCATCACTTTCATTCATTTCATCATCGCCAATTGATATTTCACCTTTATCAATCGCTTGTTTCATTGAGTTGGCGGCCGCCGGAGTATGTGCTGTACCAATTACATTGTCACCTGATTTAATTGACATTGCACCTGCTTTGACAGGCTCCATAGTCACATCGCCTTCCATAAGACTATTAAATACGTCTTTTAGTGAAGGTTTAGTTGATTCAGTAGAGACTTCTGTAGTAACAGATTCATTTAATGTCTGTGTAGTAGCGTTAGAGGTGCTTACAGGTCTACTTTTAGGTGACTTAACATCTACTTTGTTGATGCCGTCTAGTTGATTTAATATGTTTTTGAAATCCATTGTATTTTCCTTTATAATCCCGCAGATGTTGCTGGTTTAGGACCGCGTTTGATATCAGTCATTGGACTCTTATCGCCTTTTACTTTATCGTCAGTCCATGGTTTCCAAGGATCAAATGAATCTTTTGTGTTCTTTTGATCAGCAGGTAAACCTACTTTACCTACGTTCTTTTCTTCTGCATGTTTGTGTATACTATCTAAATACTTATCACCATATGCTTCACTTGCTTCTTTTCCATTATCTTCTAACTCAGGTTGCCCTAATGCTGGATCTGCTTGATTTTCATATTGCTCTAATTCTCTAGTAATACTATCATCATAAGAAGTATTAACCATTCTGATGTAATTGATATTGTGTCCGAGTAGTTGACCCATCTGTTGTACCATTGGTTCAGTACAAGGATAAGCAAATTTACATTTAAATATGTGAACGGGTTCGTTGCTTAAATTTGGAAATCCATATGGATCTGCTTGAATTGGAGTTGACTTTGGACCTTCTATCTTAATAGGCGAGAACTTATCTAGGTTGAATTTAAACAACTCTAGGAAGTTCTTGTCAACGTCTCCTGCTACTTTGATTGTGTAATCATAAGTATGAACGCTTTCTGCGATAAATTTTTTAAGACTTCTCATAATGTTTTGTTCCCGTGTAATATATTTATCATTCTTCCGTGTTTTTCCCAGATAATACTCGCAGTAATTCGTTGCGATCAAGTGATTGTCCAACCTCACCTAGCGGAATATTATCTATTTTTTCATCTTGTTTTGCTTGACGTTGATCTAGTGTTGCTTTCTTTAATTGAAGATCAATCATCTTTAATTTCTTGTTTAACTTTGCTGTCTTTGCAGTAATAGCATGGTTTAACATGCTACTAGCAACACTAAAAATATCTCCACTGAAACGTGAATCAACTTGCATACCTAAGTCCATAAGGTCCTGAAAACTTGTTGATGCCTTGGTAGCTAAATCATCTAACTCATGGTCAGATGCTTCTAAACCTCGTACAGTAGGCAATGCTGTTTCGATTTTCTCGAGGTTACTAAGTGCTTCTTGGGTAACTTCCTTAGCGACACCTGGAATAGGTTCGTTTAATTCGTTTTCTTCCTGAGACGCAATGTCAAACAATTCTTCAAGTTTCTTTGTCATATATCTATTTAGTTACTTTGCCCTACCGTTATAGAAAAGATCATCTTCGGTAATCACTCTGAACAATACTCCTTGTGATTTAGCATATGCATTAGCAGATTGCCACTTAGCATGATTGATTGCTACTGTCATTCTATCTTTTGCACTAGCAACTTTGCTTTCAATAATACTTTGTTTCTTTGGTTTAATTTCAATAATCTCTGCTTTAACTTTGCCTAGTTTGTCTTGGTAAACGATAAAGAAGTCTGGTATATACTTATGTTGCTTACCAGTAACTGGGTGACGATATGGAATAGCCATCGACTCAGATGCCCAACTAATAATTTTGTCATTAGTGTCACAAAAAATCATAAATGTAAGTTCCCAGCCAGATCGATATTTAGGCTTACCTTTCCCTACATACTTGTTTATGTTTTTTACTTCGTATAACCCTTGAGCATACTTTTGTCTTCGTGCCATTGCAACGCCTTATTGTAGTACATTCCGTTGTACTGCCTGATTGGGACTAGGTACAGTACTTACTCCATACAGAGCAGTTTTTGATCGTATCAAATTTAAATAGAAAGCCATTGTTTGTGACAGTTCTAATTTGTTATTTTGTGACTTACCTTGAATATCTTCTAGTAAAGTCATTACTTCAACACCAGATTCCTGTGCAATTCTGAACAGCACTGATGCAAAAGATGAAGCAGTGGCTCTACTAACTGATGTTCCTACAAAGTATGAATACACTACGTCCCATTGATTCGCTGGTACAACCAAATCTGCTGTATAAAAACTATTAAAGATTTTAACTGTTTGATCGTAATCGTTAACTTCAAATGATGTTGCCATTATATTCTACCTATAATTCGTAATTGATTTAACTTGTCTACCTGCTGTGGTAGGTGCGTCTGATATTGTGTTATTATTTGCTACTGTTGGTATGCCTTGGTTTCCTTGGTTAATGTCTGTTGGACTAGATGCATTAGTAGGAAAGAAAGCCTCAGCAGAAGGTGTACGTTTATTCGGGCTGGATGCTTGGTTAGCGGCGATTGCCGCGGCCATACCTTGATTGATGATAGATACTGAACTTGGTCTTGGCTGAGGGTTAGGGCCTTGACCACCAGTTGGATTACTTTCATCATTTAAAGTACTCATGCTATCGCTTTCAGCAGAATAATCATCTAATGGACTTGGTGTTCGATCATAATTTGCACTACCAAAGCCAGTAACAAAAAGTTCAGGCGATGCCGCATCCATCTTGCCTGTATTGTAAGTTACAGTTTCATAATCAAGTGACATTGTGTTAGCCATCGTACCACCACCTTCAGCATAGTCATATGTATCATGTGCAAAAGAAGTTATGATAGGATTGATTAATGTATATGCGATAAAATTCTGTTGCCAAAAACCAAATACTGTGATGTCTTTAAAGAAAGGGATCTTTGTTCCGTCATCGTTTGTGTAGCCACCTCTATAACCGTAGTTATCATCTCCAGCAATTGTATTATTATAAATGTTTCTAGCCTGATACTTTGCTCCAGCGCCGGCGACGCCAAGTACATCTGCTTGATTAATAGAGTCAGCATAGTTATATTGATAGTATGCGTTCCACATTGCCGCTACTTGACTTTGATTATCATCATGGAATGTAACTTCGATTGGATCGTATTTAATTTTAGTTTGAACTATTCTTTTTCTATTGTACTGATTCATTATTTCAGTATCAAACTTATAACTAGGTAGTTTAACTGATTTTACAAGAATACCGAAGTTGTCTCCGGTTGGGGGTTTATATGCTAATTCATTAATTTCAAAATATACATGAAATAGAAATTTAACCTTAGGTGCATTGGACTGAGTATTCGGTAAGAATATTCTCGCGGCATGTCTGAAATCTCTAAGATATGTAGTCATTATTGTTCCTCTATCTTATTATTTATCAGAAACAAAAAACCGAACTTAAAATTAATTAAGTTCGGCTTCAATTTGTGTTGCCTAAGCAAAAATAACGCTATTAAACAGTTCCGCTTGGGTTACGTTGAGTTTGTAATCCGCCTTGTCCTACGCCTGCGCCTGGTAGTGATGCTAATTCGCCACTGCCATTTGTTTGGATTGCGTTGTCATAACGAAGTGTTAATGCGATTGTAACTGCTTCTGATGTACCATAGTTTAGAGTCTGATAGTTTGCTTGTTGTAAGAAACAACCTGCTAATGACCAGTTTTCTAATACTGTTGGAGCATTGATTCCGTTTCCACCATCTAAGATTTGAATCTCAGTAGAGAATTTGTAATCTTGTCCGGAAGCCGCTGATTGTTGTTCGAAGAAATCTAGTTGCTTCTGTAACTGAGCGCCGACTGCTTTTGATATTAAACCAGAAGCATCATCTCTGACGTTTATTGAAAGTGGCTGCCATGTATGTTTACCAGCAAGGTAGACACGTGAATTATATGCATTCAGTGTAATCTCATCGAACTGTACTTGTGGACGAGCGGCATCGATAACTTGTCTAGTTAAAGTTAATGCTCCTTGATCATCACCTACTGCTCCGAAATCAATAAAGTTCACACGGAACCTATATTGAAGTTTAGGCATCAATAAGCCTTGATTGCTCCCATCTTCAGGCTGTACCGAAAGATTTCTTAATGTATCTGAGGCTGTTGCCATGTTAATCTCCTATTAAATTTGACTATATTTTATAGTCTACTTTTATTTATCAATAATTGAGCGACTTTCGCCGCCCAATATTTTTTATTTCTTATGCTCCTGATAACTCACCAGTGTTAAATATTCTAACTGGAATGTATATGAATTCAGCCGCTTTCACTGGCTCAACTGCTATATCAATCCAAAGTTCGTTTCTATCAATTCTCGCTGGAGTATTGTTAGATGAATCACAAACTACTGAGTAGTCATATAGTCCACGTTTTGAAATCAAGTCTTGGAATAGTGTTTCTACTACTGCCGCAATTGATTTTCTTGTTTGTGGATCATTTGGTTCAAAGACAAACGGTCTAGTACCAATAACTAATTGTCTACGTATGTAAGCAATTAATCGTGCTACGTTAACTCTGTCTAAAGCAGATGCTGAATCAAATGATGTTTTATTACCATAGTTCAGTAAGCCTTGACCTGTGAAGAATACCATTGGGTTAATAAAGTTGCTATATAAAACATCTCTAATACCAATACGAGTTCTGATAGACTCAAACTCACCAGTCTGGGCATCTAAGTAACCAATGCTTGAAGCATTGTCGATGATACCACGTCTAGTTCCTGCTGGTGCTAACCAAGGATAAGCAATATTGTCATTACGTAATATAGTTCTAAGCATCATGTGAGATGAAGGAACTGCAACAGTAACGCCTGCTAAGTCATTAGTGACACCTGATGGATAGAATAGACCCATGTAAGTGTTTCTAGTTACAAGCCCATCTTCGCCTGTGCTGATTGCGCCTGCCGCATTAGTTGCCCATGCTTGAATGTCAGTTGCACTATCTTTCAATCTCATTGGTGTGTCACCAATGATGTAAGATGTTTCACCTCTATCAGAGTTCAACGTAATCATGTTAGGTTGTAGTTCTGGATAGTTAGGTGTTGCTTGTAAGTTAAAGAAGTTATCGTCATCTCTAATAGCAGTGTTGCTATCGATTGCTGATTTCAGTCCTTGTACAACTACTGCTCTCTGAGCCTTACGACCCATGTAAGGAGAACCGTCTGCTTGTAAACCTGAAGAAGTTACCCATGCATCTTTCTGTGCTGGAAGCACTGCTGGTGAAGGGAAACTATCAGCATTAAAGTAGTTAACTCTGTATTGCTTAATATTGTAACCTGAACGTCTGCTGTTAAACAACAACATACCAGCTGGTGATGTTGAAGATAACGGAGCATCAACGTCTAAGTAGTCACTTGTTAGTAATGATACGATGCTTGGAATAGGATCATTTGCTGGATTAGTTGTTCCGTTAGTTGCCCAACGTGCGTCAGCGAATGTAATACCTTGTGGAGTAATCTGATCTGTGTTGTCGATTAATACCCAACGATCAACAGAAGACACGTTTTGCCATCTATAAATGTTAGGATAGTTTTCTAAATCTGTAGTATCGATCCAAAGATCACCATATACTAGAGCAGTTCCGTCACTTTGAAGTGTTGGAGCACTTGCACTAATGAGTGGCCCTTTAGGATCAGTTGCGTTTACTACTGAAGGAGTCGGTAGACCATTTGAATCATAACCTTGATTCTTGTAACCTCTCCAAGCACCGTTGTAATTAACCATGATATCAGATTGATCAGTTGATGAATAGAACCAATTAGTTAAGTTAGTTGGGATTGCTGTTGGAGCACCTTCGTTAGATGTTAATGAATTAGCACCTGTAGTTGTTAATGATAGTGACTGCCAGTTAGATAACTGTACTTTATATGCTGATGCACCTGTACCTGATACCCAAGTAACTCCAGTTGGAACGCCACCTGCGACATTAGATATTCTTAATACTAAGTCATTAGCTGGTGAAGCACCACCTAAGTCAGAACCTAAGACAGTAACAGTTTCGCCTACTACATAACCTGATCCAGCAACACTGAATGAGTCTGGGCTGAAGTCGTAGTATTGATAGTCATTAGTAATGATTGGAACAAAGCCAGTACCTGAAGCACTTGCTGTTGTACTTGGTGTAAATGATACGTCATTTTTGAAAGGACCATCTTTACAACCTTTTGTTGTTCCTGAAACAAATCCTGCTTCTGAGAATAAACCTTGAGAAACACCTGTTGTTGCATCATAGTCATCTAATACAATAACACCACCTTTAGTGTGTGTTATAGTGATTGAACCATCGTCATTAACTACAGCAGTTGTATTTGGAATACCTGCTCCTGACCATGCAGTTACAAAGTCAGTTGCGTCTGTTCCATCTGCTAAGTTTAAAGTATAACCACCTGATAAAGATGAAACGCCTGGTGTAGTAACTTGTACTTTAGCACTATAAGGACCATTTGTAAAGTCTGGTGCTGTGTTATTACCATTAATTACCGTTGCGCCTGTAGCAGAACGATAGTATATGTATACAGGGCCTGCTGAGAAAGGATTGTCATTAAAGTTATATTGTGCATAAACTGAACCAGCTGGGATTGCTCCGCCACCTGTTGAGTCTGCCGCATAAATTTGAGCCCAGTCACTAGTAGCAAAACTTGGTGTTTTAGGTACCCAATTTGCTGTAGTACTGTTGTATGTAGATATAACTGGTTGTAATCCTGTTCCTGCTACTTTGATCCAAACAGATCCAGTTGGTCTTGGAGCCGCTTGACCTTCTTGCCATAATGGCTGTTGAGCAGATGTGCCGTATGTTAATTCAGGTTGAAGTCCAGTTGTAGTTGCATTAGGGAAACCTAAATCAGTAAGAACAGTACCAACTGCGTTGTTAAGTCTGATAAAATACGGAGCGTCAGTACCACCTGTTTGTGCAGAGTAAAGTGTTAATTTGCTGTCTGATGTAGATGCTGTAAGATATTCAAATCCTAATGCATTAATATCAGAAGCAACTTGTGCTACTGTATTGTTTGGTGCCGCCGCAACAGTAATAGTTGCTGAGTTAGTACCACTTAAAACGATTTGGAATGAATCTCCACCAGTTAATGTTGGGTTAGCAACGCTACCTTGTAATGTAGGCCATGCATTCTGCCAATCTGCTGATCCGACTACTCTCCAAGCATTGTTAACATCCTTGTAGTAGTATTGTGGAGCAGTTGCCGCTGTAGGTTCATCATAATTAAATATTGCAACTACAGCATAATCACCGATAGTTCCGATTGATGCTAATGGTGCTCCGCCTGCTACGCCGCCAACTAATGAAGTTGCGTCAGAGATAACAATTGGTGATTTAGCAGTAAATGCGCCAGTTACTGAATTAAATTCGTTGATACCCCAAGTTGAACTTGTTGTGTCTGCCCAGTAAGCGCCGTTTGTTGGTGCTCCAGTTGGACGACCTGTTGATCCTACTAAACTTGCTAGATCGATGTCTGCTCTTAATACAAATACTTGATTTGAGATACCAAGTGCAGAGTATGCCGCTAGTAATCCATATTCATTTAACTCGTATCCTTGCAGAGCAGTACCTGCCGCTGAAGTATAAAAGAATGGGTTACCGTATAAAGTAACTAGATCACGTTGAGAAGTGATTCTGTACATTTTGCCAGCATTTGCTGGTGTTGTTGCTTGTGCAATTCCAGTTGAAGTTGGGTCTGCTTTGTTCGATGCAGTTGCTAATACAACTAATGGGATTGATGCCGGTGCGGCTGGTAAATATTGACTTTCGTCTACGATGCTTACTTCTACGCCTGGTGATGTTAGTGCCATGATAATTTTCCTTTTGTATGATTTTGAGGGTTACACCCTGATTGTTTTTTCATATTATTATTTATCTTGTATTTAAAAAAACACCGGTTTAACGTGCCTTCGAAGGTTTTTTATAAATACTAATATGAGTTTACCTAGACCAATATGCAAAAAATGCAATAAAAACATGTGTGCTGTGAACTATATTAAGAAAGGCAAACATCATTATCGAAGCAAGTGCCAAGCATGTAATAAGAAAAATCCTAAGAGACAACATGTTTACTTGTGGCAGAGAGCAGGATATCAGAAAGATAGTAATTGTTTTTTATGTGGATTCAGAAGTTTATACCCTACACAAATGACAGTATACCACATTGATGGAAATTCTACCAATGTGGCTTTTGTTAATCTGCGTACAGTCTGTTTAAACTGTGTTGAAGTGGTAAAGAAAAAAGAAATTGTTTGGACAAGAGGAGACTTAACCGTTGACTATTAACTCCATTTGTTTGTGTAGTGCATCGATAGTATCATTATTGTAAATTGTATGATCGTAGTCTAAACCTACACTACTATATTCACTGGCATGTATATTTAAATCAGTTAATCGTGCAAGTGCTTGTGGGTTTTTATAGTAGTTGTAATCGACTGCATCAGTTAACCAGGTAGGTCTTTCGCCTCTTTCTACTCGTACTGTTGTTCCACCTGCATTTTTGATTGCATCAACTTCATTCTTAAATCGACAATCAGTTATAACAACATTATCTTTTACTTGTCGTATTTGATTTTCGATTGATGCTACCCAGATGTCATTATGAAATGAACGTCTACCTACTTCAGTTCCCCAATACTGTAAGACCCAACGAGGAGTTAGATGAGGCATGTTCAATCGTTTTGCCCACCACTCGTCAACTTCTTCTCGCCACTCTCTACTAGATTGAGTTGTACCTTCTAGCATTTCTCTGTCCCAGCCAAAGATAGCAGATACACAATCTTTTAACGTACCTGCATAACTGAGTTTTTTAAAGCCATGAAATCGAATAAGATAATCGGCGGCTGTGTCTTTGCCACTGCTGATAAGTCCTGTAATACCTATAATCATCTGATAATCCTCTAGTTAGATAATACATTATAAAGGATTTGAGAACGAAAGTCAAGTGTTTTTGGGTCTTACAATACCCAATCAGATATAGGGAATGTATTTATATTTGACTCTCTTGGGACAGTGAATAGCCTTAAGAATTTTATTTTATTAACATGTTTAAGAGGTGGGCAACTTTTATATAACAATTCCCATTCATCCTTTAACACTCGTTGATGGTGTTCATAGTTATATTCTATGTCTGCTTGTATACCTTCTTTGTAACTTTCACACTGTGAAAGAAATGACATTATTCTTTCGTGGGCTACATCAATATATACTTTCATATCATGTTCGTTATCTAGTAACTCTGGGCGTGTAGTGTATTTTCTAAAAGTTCGGTATCCTAAACTTTCTAATGTTTTCTCTTGTTGATCAAATTTACTAATGCCTAACAAAGGTTTTTTGGTGGCAATAGGTTTCCATGTTTTTTCTGTTGTTGGATAAGTATTATTTTCCCAAAAATGTCTATTATTTGTATGTGGATGATCGAACCAAGTCTCTGGCATAACAACTAGACACGCATCGTTCCATTCTTTTGGAAAAGCATAGTTAGCAAGATCAAACGTATGTTTACCTTTACGTACTAAGTTACTGAATTCATCACCAGGCAGTGTCTTTACAAGTGAGTTATATATTCCAACTAACTGGTCATAATCTATATCCATATTATGCACTTGTTTAAAAGTGTGAATTATAGACTCGGTTCTCTGAGGATCAGTTTTATCTAAAGGATTTCCCATATGTGAATCATTTAATACAGATGTCAAAGCGTAATCTAATGAGTCTAACGAATTGGTAGTTACAAATTTATATAATAAAGGTAATTTATGAACTCTGTTTGACACATCTCCTACTAACCATATGGCTTTAGGATTAGCAAGGGTATCTATCCAGTTCCTATTAGGATCTAAACCGACAGCCTTTTCTTCAGTGCCATCAGATCGTAAAAGAAAGTATCGAGGTTGATGACCATAAATCATATAATGGTCAGGTAATTTTGCAACATTAACTGTAACACTTGAATACAATATATATATGTTTTTTAGATTGGGGAACATATTGCTTTGATGAAGATAGTTTACTGTATCTTTCACCCAATCTGTAAAATCATCATATATTTGTGGTTCATACAACATAAACCCCATAATCAAATGGTCTACATTTTCTAAATCAGTGGTCGTAATATCAGCAGTGTTGATATGACCTCGAAATGGAGGTCTTTTAGATGGAATCTCTCCACATTCAACTCCGATATACCAAATATTGTCTGTGAACTGAATACTGTCAATCAATTTAGATGTTAGCCTTGAATCCAAGTAAGAGGTTGTGAGTAGTCAACGTAATCACGTAAATCTTTATGACATTGTTCTTGTGCCGCAAGTCCTTCTGCTTTCATAGCCGCACCATTAAGAGCAGTACCGCCACCTGGTCCCTGGATAGTTGAGAATTTCTCACGTGCTTGACCAATAGTGATCATGCATGTTGCTAAGACATAGTTTTCTAACCATGGAGCAATGCCTGGATCTTGTAAGAGAGTTGTTTCTGGACGCATGATGTCAGCCCAAATAAGAATCTGTTCACCTGATCCTTTGAAGTCTCTTACAAATCTAATTGTTTTAGATACTGGATCAAATGTATAGATAACAAACCCACCAAACATTCTAGCGGCTAGTTCTACATACCCTGCATAGAAGTCATATGTTGCTAGACCACCTGCATAGTTATAGTTTAACAAGTAAGTGTTTAAGATAGCAGATGAGAATGGATCAAATGATGATGCTCCAGGGCCTGTCTCAAGTCCAATGGTACGTCTGAAACATTGTCTGACGTTAATGAACTCTGCTGGTAGTGTATAAGTGTCTTGGTCCTTTTGAACCGTTAATAAGGTATAAGTTTCTTGTACAGAATTTTCAGCACGTTGTCTATATACTTTGATAGCAAAGTTGTATGCGGCTTCGTAATGCTCTGGATCCAATTCTAAATCTACAATGCCGTCACCCAACCTGAAACGGATGTTATCAAACATCGATTCCTTAAGTTGCTCAAGGTTCTGATTATTCGGTACTGCTAGTTCGTCTGCGGCCATAAGATAAATTCCTGTTACGAGTATTTATCTTCTTTAGAAAGCCTTTAGGATAATAAGAGAGTCATTGAAACGACCAGTTGGTTTAATACCCACTGCTTTTATCTTGTCAAAGTAAGTTCTTGCCGCTGGTTTGCTTCCCATAACTTCTTTAATTTGTTCCAATGGCTTACGTAATGTTTTAATTTGACTTTTTGATTTGTCGAAGCCTAACAACGTGTTGCCTTTGACAAACATTTCTCCAGTCATTTCATCTGCAATATAATGATGCAGTTTACGTTTTGTAGTATCATATACCCATGCTTCTTTAGACAAGTGCAGTTCTGCTGGACGAATGCTTTCTAGTTTTAGTTTTGTTGCGTTGCACTCAAAACGTTTTTGATACTTTAACTTCATTGTTGCTTTCTCAGGAGTGATCGGCTTAGTCTTACGTTTAGCCCTAGATTTAATCTTAAGTGTAGCATAAGAGTTCAACACGCCATTTACTGTGTCATAAAGACCAATAGTTGCTTTAAGTTTCTTTTTACTAAAGTGACTATATGCTTCAACTAACTGTTCATCTTTACCTTGAATTACTTCTTTAAATTCTTTTTGTTCTCTTTCATAGGTTGAGGTCAATAGAGGAATATGATTCGCTAATGGATTGTACTTGTGTAAAATTTGTAAGACTTTGCTTTTAAACTTATCGTCAACCTTTATCTTATCTTCAAAGAATTCATCCATAAGACCATCGATTTCTCCTCCAGCCTCTAGTAATTTCTCTTTCATTATATCTTGTATAGAAGGACGATTAGGTTTGTCTTTTGCTTTTTCTTCTTTGACTTGAGCAATCAATTTACCCTTTTCTAGCCATTCATCTTTGAGTTTTGCAATGTGGTTAATATGAGCCTGTGGCATATACCCAACTTTATCACTAAACCAAACTGAATTTGCAAGAGAGTTAAAGTTCCAATCTGGATTTCGTAAGATAATTTCTCTGTCTTCATCATTCCATGGTGAGTCTTTTTTGATCCAAGTTTTTGCTCGTTGCATTCTTTTCTTATCGCCGATCTCAGTACGAATAAAATATTGGCAATCTTGGAACGCTTTCTCTTGTTCCGTAGCATCAGTAATATCCTTAAACATTTCCCATTTAGGTTCGGGTGTTAAGTAAACTGTTTTTTGCTTTCTTCTAGCCATTTGCACTCCGATTGATTTATAGTTTGTACTTAGTGATGCGATTATACATCAAATATTTTTTAAACGCAACCTATTATTTACCCAATAATTTTCTTACGATAAATATATATATGCCAAGATTATCATTATACCGTCCTGAGAAACAAAACGATTACCGTTTTATGGATAGAAATATCTCCGAACAGTTGACTACTGGTGGGACCGATTTGTATATACACAAGTATTTGGGACCAGTAGATCAGGGACCATCTGCTGATTACACTCAGCCTCAATATGATAAACTTGACCCAACAAACATACAAGACTTGCTATTCTTAGAAAACAGAGATCGCAAGTATGATAAAGATATCTATCGATTACGTGGTCATTACTCTGTACAAAACTTAGACTTTGATCTCAGTCAGTTTGGTTTATTCTTAAGTAATGACATTATTTTTGTTACAGTTCATTATAATGACATGATCGATATCATAGGTAGAAAACTTATGGTCGGTGATGTACTTGAATTACCTCACTTAATAGATTACAATCCTTTAGATACAAAATTACCAGTAGCATTAAAAAGGTTTATGCAAATCACTGATGCAAACTATGCAAGTGAAGGTTTCTCAAGCACATGGTATCCTCATCTGTGGCGTATTAAGTGTGAGCCATTGGTTGATAGCCAAGAGTTCTCAAATATATTAGATCAACCAGTTAACCTTGATAATTATTTAGGAGACTGGGAAAAGACAAAAGTATATCCGCCAGGATATTCAATGACATTTGGTGATAAAAACTATATTGCATTACAAGAAGTTCCTGCAGGCGTGAAGCCAGGCGACACTGACCCTGATCCATATTGGCAACTTGATACAGGTGATACACTAAAAGGTATCTTGGGTCGTTACAATGAAAACATCAGAATTAATGATGCTAACTTAAAAGAAGCAGAACGACTTGTTCCTAAATCAGGTTATGATGCAAGTGAACTTTACGTAGTTCCTGGTTACGGTGAATATGAAGCAAATGGCGAGTTGTCTAAAAAGTACAATCAACCAGCACCACCAACAGATGTTCGATCATGGCAACCAGGCAACAATGCACTCAGTGGCAACGGACAAGTTATCACTATGCGTAACAACCAATACAAAAATGATTCTACTGGTATAAAAATATCTAAAGAATTATTAGAGCATATGCAAGGACAACTCAAAGACAAGATTGATATGCAAACAGTCATTGATAAATTTGTACAAGCATCGTTGCAAGTTGTAGAGATGACACCCGAGATGTCTCCTACAGGATCAGGTTCAGGCGCACTAGAAGGAACAAAAGTTTTATCAGTACAAATTACTGGTCCAGTAACAGGCCCATACGGTACTGCTGACAATACTTACGCAACAGCAGACCAAGATCCAACAGCATCAGGCTTTACTGGCACAGAACCTTATGGTCCAGATACAATGGACTATCGTGCTGACTGTGATCCTCGATTCCAATTCATTGCTCGTTCAACTCCAAGAACATATGGATACACAGCAGGGTACATGACAGGAACAGACATTGCTCCAGACGGATTACCTACTGGCGCTGGTATATCTTTCCCAGCAAACCCGCAAGTAGGAAATTACTTCTTACGCATTGATTACTCTCCTAATTTATTGTATAGATGGGACGGAACAATTTGGGTCAGAATTTCAGAAAATGTTAGAACAACAACTGGATTTGGAGCGACTGATAAATCTCAATTATCTGAGTTCATTAATAACACAACACTAATTTATAGTGAGAATGAAGGTAGTAACATTGCATCAGCACAACCATTATCACAAATTTTAAAATTAGCACCAGATGATTTACCACCAAGTGACGGGACTTAACACTTACTATGGCACAATATTTTTACGATAACCAAATTCGCAGATTTTTAATTCAATTTGCAAAAATCTTCAGTAACTGGGAAGTTACAAAAGGTAAGGATCCCAATGGAAATGACATTTTGGTTAGAGTTCCGATCCAGTATGGAGATTCAAGTAGACAAGCATCTACTATTATTGCGAACAACTCAGCATCCAACCTACCCTCTGCTCCGTTGATCACATACTACATCAATGGGCTAGAATACGACCAGAGGCGCACACAGGAGCCCTTCTTCGTAGAAAAGCAACAAGTACGTCAAAGAGCCTACGATAGTGATACAAAGTCTTACAAGACTGTACAAGGGCAGGCATTCACTGTTGAGAAGTTGATGCCCGTTCCTTATACATTGAGACTTAATGTTGATTTTTGGACAACTAACTATCAACAGAAATTAGAAATCATTGAACAATTGGGTACATTGTTTAATCCAAGTTTAGAAATTCAAAGTACAGATAACTATATCGATTGGACATCATTGACTGTTGTATACCAAGATGGGTTAACATTCTCATCTCGTACTATTCCACAAGGCACAGGTAATCCAATTGATGTAATGAGTTGGAAGTTTTATATCCCTATATGGTTGACAACATCTTCTAAACTTAAAAAGTACGGTGTCATTAATAAAATTATTGCTTCTATTTTTGAGGGTAAAACACAACAAGATATGCAAGATGATGATTTGTTACTGGGTACTCGTCAAAAGATTTCTCCATATGGATACAAGTTATTATACATTGGGAACTCATTGCAACTATTACCAGAAGCATCAACATTCCAAGACACTCCGAACTCTTCACTAGATGTACCTGTCAGTCCAGATACTGATATCTATTGGACAAGTTTGTTAAATGTATACGGTGCATATAGACCTGGTATTTCTCAGGTGTGGTTAGAGAATCCATATATGGAAAATGAGATTGTAGGTACAATCGTTGTTGACCCACTAGATGATAGATACTTAATCTTTAGTGTTGATCCTGACACATTGCCTCAGAACACATTAGAACCAGTTGACAGTGTGATTAACCCTATAATGAATGGACCCAATGCAGGGCTTCCAGGACCGATTGCAAACAAAAGATATTTGATCGTTGATGAAGTAGGAGACGATAGTGTTGCTTGGGGTACGATACTTAGTACTACAACTCCACAAGCAATAGAGACAATGATTACAGGTCAGAAGTATATGATTGCTTCTGTCGGTACCACTAACTTTATTCAATTAGGTGCTACATCAAATACAATTGGAACAGAGTTCACTTACAATACTGTTCAGCCATCAGGCACTGGTACAGTTTTGCCTATTGTTATTGGACAAGCAAATGATATTCTTCAGTTTGATTCAGTATTAGACAAATGGTATATCGCCTTTGATTCAAGTGAATCAACAACTACAGAATATGTGTTGAATATAACAACACAAGTTCAATATAGATTTGCATCAACTCCTGCAAACAGCGATCACCCAGAGATACCGGCGGCTTGGATGAAGTCATATGAAGGTTATTATGGTGAGGGAGATTACAGTATAGTTATTTAAGGGGTACTAGTTGACCTCATAAATAACTGTATGATAATTGTTAACCAATCTGCTGGTATCTTCTTTTATAGCAAGGCTACTCAGCGTTCATTATATCTCTTAAGAACAGATTCAAAGAATACTAGTTGGTCGATTCCTGGTGGGAAAATCGGTAAGAAAGAAACTCTACTTGAAGGTTTGACCAGAGAGTGTTCGGAAGAAATCGAGTTTGATATCAGTAAATTAAAACTTGTACCCATACAAAAATTCGTTAACAATACATTTGCTTATCACACATTCTTTTGTAGAGTAGAAGACGAGTTTATTCCTAACTTAAACTCAGAGCATTGTGGTTATGCTTGGGTAGGCAATGACAAATATCCTAAACCGTTACATCCAGGATTATTCACTACTGTAAACATTGATGTTGTAGTAGCAAAAATGCAAATACTAAAAGGTTTGTAAAAAAAAGAGGACCGAAGTCCCCTTTTCAACATTTTACTGTTTGTTAGTGTGTCATTAAAGACTCTATGCCTGAGTAGCCTAAGCCACCAAGAACACAACCTGCACCAATCAGCATCCATCTCCACTTTTCTAATCCTGCTATTTTGGCAGCCATCTCGTAGTGTTGACTCACATTAGTTGCTTGAAATTCTCTCAATAAACTATGCGTACCTTCATTGTGCTTGTCTAATTTTTCTGATACTTCTTTAACGTCAGCCTTAACGTCGGCCAAAGATGTATCAAACTTAGAATCTAAGTTCTTAAACTCTACTTGAAGTACGGCTATATCAGCATCGTACTTCTGTAGTTGTTTCTGTGCTTGAGATTGTGCCATTTAAGTTACCTGCTCCCTTATGCTGAAGGAAGTTTGATAACTGGTTTGACTGAACCAGCTAGTGGAGTACCAGCGATTGTTTCAAACGTTGCCTGCATTCCAGTCTGATCAGCCTGAGTAAGAGGTGAACCACTATCGTTATCGAATGGTAAACCATTAACATCAGAGATAGACTCAATGTAAGTAGTTGCCGCATTATCATATGTACCTTCAATGCTCATTTCACCTGCAAGTAAATTTGCTTGTCCTTTTTTAACTAAAGTACAAATGCCTGATCTTGTTCCTGCCGCATTGCTTACTAAGTACTTTCTTTTGCCTTTTTGACGTTTGATGTAAACTGCTTCATCATTAGAACCAAGTACTGAGACTTCACTTTTTGTGAATGTTGCTACTGCAATTAAGTCTAATTTTTCAATGTTTGCAGTTGATACAACAGTTGTTGTTGTTAATGCTAATGCTGTTCCACCTCTTGTTGCTGAAACACTGAAAGTTGTTCCACTGTCAATTGTTTTAACAAAGTATGTAGTGTTTGCTGATAATCCACCGATCGTTGCCGCAAACCAAATTGGAGCATCTACATCAAAGTCTGCTGTTGAAGTTACTGTGATTAAATCAGTTGTTGCATCTGAACTTGCTGTTGCTGTTGATACTACTGCTAATGCAGAGACTGTACCTAATGGTACGTTAGCGCCGTTTGATGCATATGATACTGTACCTGTTCCAGCGCCTGCGCCAGTTGCTACGAATACTTCACCTAAGTTAGCACCTGTTGCACCCATTGCGATCCATTGTGCTTCAGTTGTACCAACTGTGTTGTTGATTACATAAGTAACGCCAGTAACTAATGCACCTACTGTGAAAGGTGTATTGTCACCTACAAATGAAAGTTGCTCACCTACTGATACGTAAGTAGTAAAGTCTGCATCTTTGTCTCCGTATACATCAGTTGTTGCTGTGTTGAACCAAAACTTTCCAGGTTGTGTTACAGCAATTGCACCAAATGCAGTCAACTGTTTACCTGTTTGTGCAGTGTCTCCACCGACTACGCCCATATCTTGTGGTGTGTCAGATGGATATCCTTCACCAACTTGGTTAACACTTAAGTTAACACTTCCGCCGGTTGTAGTTGTTAGTGTTGGTGAGACTTGAGGTTGTACTGAAGGATCAGAATTCAATGCAGTAAAAGTAGTTGCATTAATTACTTCGTTTACAAAGTATGTAGTTCCGCCAGTTAATCCACCTACTGTTGAAGCAGGGACAAATCTGTCACCGATTGTTAATCCAGTAGTAGAATCTACTGTGATTACGTTTGTAGTTGCAGTCGTATCGGATAATACCGGTAAGGCTGAAACCTTTGCTATTTTTAATTTATTCGCCATTTTATTTTTCTCCTAAAGAATTAGTTAAGACGTTCTAGGTCACACGTTCGGTGGGAATAAGCACCGCATGAGATTGTTTATTGAGTTTTCGATAAACGAGAACAATCAAATGTATTTATCTTATTGTATAGATTTAGGGCTTTACAATCTGCCGATTGCTACTTCGATTACAGATTCTTCTGCATCGTTTTTGTCTTCGATAGATTTACCGATAACAACACCAGGTTGCATGATAGTGGCAACATGATACCAAGCAGTTGCAGTACCGTCTCCGGCACTTACCATGACATCTCCTTTTTGACAAGTGCCTGTTACTTTACATGGTACTCGACCTTGTAGTGCTACTGCAACTGGAATGCCAGAACATGTTGAATTCATTAAGTATGCTGGATTAGTAGATACAACACCAGCAACTCGTTTACTACATTTCTCAACAGAGATGTGAACTTCTTCTCTGCCACCGAAGCATACTACAGTACCTGGTTCATAGGCTTCTTCGCCTTTATAGTACTCAGCCAAATCAGCATATGTTGCTGTAAGACGTGAGCCTGCTGAGAGTGACCAATTACCTGTAATTTCACCTGTTGTACCTGATGCACCTGTTGTTAAGACAGCAGTTTCAACTGTGCCTATATCTGCGGTTCCTGATACATCTAATGCTGTAAGAGTGCCTGTGCTTGTAATGTTTGGCTGTGCGGCTGTTGTTACAGTACCTGCAGTAGTTGCTGTTGTAGCACTTGCTACAGTACCTGATACATTAGCACCTGCTACTGCATTTGCTGTTGTTGCGAATGCGACTGCTCCACTGACATTGGCGCCAGCGACTGCGTTTGCTGTAGTTGCAAAACTTACAGCACCTGAGACATTTGCTCCAGCCACTGCGTTTGCTGTAGTTGCAAAACTTACAGCACCTGATACATTAGCACCTGCTACTGCGTTAGCAGTTGTTGCGAATGATACTGCTCCACTGACATTAGCACCTTGTACATTAGAGACATTTCCTGCATCGCCTGATAAGACACCTGAAATATTACCACTTACATTACCCAAGAAAGTTGTTGCAGAAATACTATTAGTAAATGCTGTGTGAGATGCATTTGCTGTAATGCTTTGTGGGCCTAATTCAATAGTTGAACCAGACAAATATAAATCGTTAAATCTGTTTGTGTTATTACCTAAATCATAAGTAACATTTGCTGTTGGTGTAATGCTACCTGATACTCTTAGCAATGTTAAGTTGCCAAGACTTGTAATGTTTGGTTGTGCGGCTGTTGTTAATGAGCCTGTCAGTATACTGAAATCTGCTGTTGCACCAGATACATTACCTGTTGTAACATTTCCAGTTACTGCAAGAGTAGTTAGTGTGCCTACTGATGTGATGTTTGGTTGAGCCGCAGTGTACACTGTACCTGCTACTGCTGAGTTTGAAACGTTTAGATTTGCTACACGTGTAGTAGAGTCTACTGTTATTGGTTGTGAGCCTGTTGCTATGTTTGAATTCAATACAGAAGATGTGACTGACCCAGTAGCATTTAAGTTACCTACGTTTGCATTACCAGTGACTGTCAGTAGTCCTTGACCAGATGCTCCAGAAGCATCATATGTAAAGTCCGCATCACCTTTAATTAAGTTTGTGTCATTATATAACACTTGTGTATCTGCTGATGTACCTGCACTAGCACCACTGGAAGCACCACCTAATGGAGATACTAATCGTCCGCCTGTACCATACATACTTGCAGATAGTCCAGTCGTTGTTAATACTGAGAATACATTTCCTGCTACACCATTTGCTAATAGTTCGTCTGAAACAGTGACGGAAGTTCCTGATGCTGTCTTAATATAAAATGTATTAGCATTATCTAAGTTTGTTCCAGTTACAGTACCAACAAATCTAACTGGGATATTAAGTGCAAATATATCTGCATCGCCAACAGTTATAACATTGGTTGCAAGTGTAGTAGCACTAACAGAAGTATTTGAGAATTCTGTAAATGCAGATGTGTCTACTGTAGTTGTTAAGGCAAGATCAGAATATAGTGTAAAGGTGTTTGATGTTTGAACATCTGCGTAATATGTTGCACCGTTGACTTCTGTCATTCCAGGACAGTTAGTAATAGTAACTGCGGCTCCTGATGTTAATGAGTTATCGTCAGCCGTAGTAACTAGACCAGGATTGGCTTGAGAGATAGATTCGATGAATGCAGTCTCAGTACCTTTTGATGACCAAGATAGATTACCGAGTCCGTCTGTTTCTAAAACATAACCAGTTGAGCCGCCTGTGATTGTTACGTTGCCTACTGCACCTAAATCAACAACACCGCCAGCATCGCCGCCTGTATTAACCCAATTGTTACCATCATATGCAAGTACTTGTCCAGTACCTATTGTTGCATTTGAAATGTTTAAGTTACCAACTGCGCCATCAAGTTGACTAAAACTGATATTTGAGTAAGAAGTTAGAACCTCAACGTTTTCTATTGGTGTTGTTTTACCAATAAAAAGTTGTTTGTTATCTGATGCCCAGCCAAATTCTGCTTCGTCTAGTTGTGGAAGATCAACCAGGTTACCGGATCGTTGTTGAATTTTAGAGATTTGTACAATAGCCATAAGTCTAATCTTTTCCTGTGATTATACTTATTTATCTTAGAAAACTAGAAGACTATAGAAAGAGAGTGTAGTATTGTTCTAATTTTTTAAGCCATTGTTGATGATACTTGTCGAATTCATTCCCTTCAATAACAAATTCTTGGTACTCGTTGTCTTTACTACACATAAAGATAACACCTTTACGTATCTTTGTGCCATAAACTTCATTATGAGCATCAGCATAAGCAGTCATTTGGATAAAGTAATCGTCAATCCATTCACGTTTCTTAGGCTTATTTGTTTGTTTGTGATCCATAATTGCTTCATCGCCTGAATGCACACCAACCAAGTCAGTTGTACCTGCATAGATTCCTGGGAACCATAACGAGACTTCAGTACCCCAATATTCATCACAGTTTACTAGACCTTCATTGATGATTGTCTGAGCCATAATATGACTCTGTTGACTGTATGGATTGGAGCCTGGTGTGCCTTTATCATCTGTTAAGATGTAGTCCTCAAGCCATTTATGCATACGTGTTCCACGCCCTGCGGCTTCGGTAGTGATCTCTTGTGCTTTAGCATGACCAACTCTCTTACGCCAGTTCGCTAAACTTGCTTTCTTTTCCTCAGATGCAGTTGCACTTAGTATAGTTGTTACACTAGGAAGTTTTTCTCCTGTAGGAGTAATGTATTTGCGAGAACCGTTGTAATTACCTTTCTTAAGTTCTTGGTAGGGATATTTCTCTGTTATCATGGTTTGTTTCCTGTGTGTGTTTTCAGTTTAAAAAAAGGATTGTTTATAGGATCCAATCCCATTTCCTCTAAGAAGTATACGTTCCTTGACCAGGGGGCAGGATAATCTACAACTTGAGTTTCTAACTTAGCATTGTTTTCTATATGCCCATCTTTAAGTTTCTGTGAGTTTGGACTGTGTATTAATATGTCACCTAACTTAGCATGAGGAAGGTCTACAACTTCTATCTTTTCGTATCGTCTGTAAATTTCAGATAAAGTATAATCTGCTATAATTTGATGACCTATTTCTGTTTCATGTAGACATGGAGTTTTTGGTTCATCCATTGTAATCATATTAAAATCACGCAATCTATTTGGATGTGTGTCAACTTCTGTTTTTAATATAAATCCATTTTTTTCAAACCAATCTCTGATAAGTCCATCTGTTTGTGGCATGTAATCGGTAGACAGATGATTTACATTATATGAGTCTAACACTCCATTAATCGATGCCCAGATTTCCCATTTTTGTTTTTCTAATAGTCTATACTTGTAATCGTCAGAATGAATAAGAACTTCTTTTTCTTGGTTTGTTACTTTATCTGATTCATCTGATGAATCTAGTAATATGTAGTCTTGTACTATGTTGTTTAGTCCATCTTCACATACATATATCTCTTGTCTTGCTGACTGAGAATATGCGTGTATATAAAATGGATTGTTATTATTGTATAAATCTTTGAAAAAGTATTCAAGTGTTCTGCGTTGTATTGGAACATTACCTTGTCCAGGCAACGATAGATTAATTAACGGAACACCTAATTCCCTTGCTACGATAGAAGCCCAGGCATCTCGCAAAGGATTTTCAATTCCTTGTCCGTATGTGTAACTACAGCCATTAACGACTAAATGAGATATCTCTAATGTTTTGTTCAAACTGTAAAACTCTCTCCGCATCCACAACGTGCTTTTTCGATTGGGTTGATGAATTCAAATCCTTCGTTAAGTCCGTGTTTTTGATAATCTACAGTTATTTCTTCAAGCATAGGTTGAGCCTTAGGGTCTACCAATACAGAGAACTCTTCGTAATCTGTTCTGATATCTTCAGGATTAATGGTGTCGGCAAACTCAAGTTTGTATGCGTAACCACTGCAACCAGTAGTTTCTACGCCTATACGTATGCCCACGCCTTTGCCCCTATTGTTGAGGTGTTGTTTAATTTTGTCTTTTGCTATTTGTGTAACTTCCATAACTGTATTTATTTCCTCAAGAGTATATTATAAAGAATATATTGCATAAATGCAACATTATTGGTTCAACTGCTCACTATATGTGTCGGTTATATCGTTGAATAGATTATGTTCAATTTCTAATTCAGTGACACGTTTATTGTGATGCCTGAGATTGTGTAACAATATGGGTAACATGTCTTTCATCATAGCACTTAAATCAGTGCGAGACATAGCATTAATACTTGCTGTGAGGGCAACCACTTTTTCAAATCTTAACCGATCATCGTTTATACTGTCATAGGATTCATCAATCCAATCACTGTATGTTTTGTAACCCATGTCTTTAATTGCTTGTAGAGTATTAGGTTCACCATACACAATAAAAGGTTGCAAAGAGTACATTGGTCTTGCGTGTTTCTCATTTATTTCTATTCTTTCTAAATGTAGTTCGAACCATGTGCTAGTAACAATTTGAAAATATGAATCAGTATGAAGATATGATTCGTTATAGAATAAATGAGTTGGGCCCAACTGATTGGGTTCCGCAAATTTATCTAATACTTTTATGTCAGTAATAAATCCGTCTAATTTTCTTTCTAGCATTTTTGCAGATTTTTGTATGCTTATAAAATTATCTTCTTCAAAGTTTGGCAATTGCAAGACAGTGTTTATAAATTTCAATCTGTGTTCACGTGCTTTGCCACCTAAAAACAACATTTTTTTAGGTCTTTCTTTCAAGTCTTCAATATCTTTTACAACATGAGCATAACTATTGTTTACGAATAATGAATCGTAGTAGTTGAAGAATCCCCCGTTAAGTTTAAATCGATTCAATGTTTTTTTATTATTTACATTGGAATCTATATAGTAAAGTAAATCAGAATTTACCTTTAACGTTTTTGCTAAAATTTTCATACTAGAAATGATACGACTAACATTAATTGTTTCTACCTCATTCAATGAAACAATAAGACCGCATTTCTTGTTTAACAAATCAGAATAGAAAACATTCGAAGTGTCTGAGAAATCAGTAGTCCATTGCGATGGATGGCCATTGCTCAATAAAAAATAAAACTCATCAACAGGTGGTTCAAATACTATTTCAACTTCCGGAAGAAGACTTAATGCATTTCTAACTACATGGGCTGTGGGAACATGATATGGATAAATGTCAAATGTGTCTAAATCAATAGGAACGAATTTTATCGTCATGTATTATTACAGTGGATTGTTCGCCATTGCTGACTGAGCCATGTCTGCTACAGTCGATTGATTTTGATCTGGAGTATCGGTTGTGTCTATTGGCTCTTCGCCTTTAAAGACTACCTTGTCTCCTTGAATGTTTGATATGATACCTTTGAGTAAAGGTTTTTGAATCATATCGTATAAATTTTGAGGGTCGAGTATAATACCACGTTGATCATAGTAATCGATTAATTCATCTGTGGTATAGTTTGCTGGATCAACCTTTCGGCTTTCCACATCTTGTTTCAACTCATTGGATACTGCAATAATTTCTACTGCTCTAGCATTATCCTCGTCAGGACTGACGAATTCGTAAAGCCTCATGTGCTTTACCTTTTTGCTCTGCCAACTGGTCCTGTTGATACGTCTACACTAACATCTTCGATGTCTGCTACTGGCGCCGCGGGTGCTCCTGCGTCAATTACGTCAGTTCCCATACCACCTTCGATATCAACTGCTGGGTCTGCAACATCCATACTGTCTACTGCAACTTCACCGCCACCTAGACCTGCATCAATGTCTCCATCAAATGCATCTACTACTTGTCCACCAGTCACTCCAGCTAATGCTTGGTCGAGTTGACCTTTAACTGATACTAGACACTGATTTAATTCTGCTAGACCTTGACCTGCTGTTTGGTCAAATGCTTGTGCTTCGTTAACACCGATTTCACTTTGAATGCTGTCAATAAGAGCAGGCATTTCTTTAACTAACATGTCAGATACTTCTTCTAACATCTTTTGTACAGAATCTACCATGTCTTGTGCGGCTAGAATAACTTGTGAACGATTAACTTCTTCGTTTTCTGTAATGACTTTAGATTTTGGCATATCAGGAAGAGACTTATAATGTTGTGTTAAGGCTTGCTCCATGAATACTAGTTTCAGGTATGAAGGATACTCAGTACCAAACTTTTTAGAAGCCTGTGCTTCTGTCATTAGTTGCTTAACCTTGTTTAACATTCCTTGTGCTTGATTTTTATTCAAAGCATTGACATTGAAGTTAACTTCAAAGTTTTCTTTTAATGCCACTATTGCTGGCTGTTTTGTGTCTAAATCGTTTAGTTTCATAATTCGTTCCTAGTGATAATCTCTCTGGATATATTGTATTTATCTTCTCTTTCTAAATTTCAAGGCTTTGTCTCGTTCTAATTTTTGGTCAAACAATGAATCCTGAAACCTCTTAGAACTATTTATGTGTTGACGCAATTCTTTTAATATAAATTGTTTCTTGTCGGTGTCAGATTGTATTTTAGTCTCAAATATAAAAAACGAATCTAAGTCTTTTGAATGTTGCATTAATCTTTTGTGTTGGCGTAATTCAATAGCAACACTAGACAATTTACTATCTAATTGTTCTAATGCTTTAGCCTGTGTGGTGTTGTTGTGCTTGTGTAACACTGTAAACGATACAGCATGTCTTATAGAACTAAAAGTCTTTGGCTCGTCAAAATGCTTGTAAGATATCGAAAAATAACCATCTGTATTTTTCTTCACTTTGTATTCATTAAACAAAGTATACACACCATACTTGTCTTGTTTAATATATAAATGTTGAAGTTCTTTTATCATTTCTCGTTTGAGAATTTCCCCAAGTCTTTTCTTTGCTGTTTCCCTGTTCATTTGTTTCCCCTTCATGTTACAATCTCAAAATATATATTTTTAAGTTCTGGTGTGGTATCTAAAAATAATGGTAATTTCTTTATAGATTCTGTGTCGCAAAGTAACATAGGTACTTCATGGCAATCATTAATCAAGTGTCCTAAAAGATTATTGTCCGTGTTATACACATCTGCATGTTGTGTAGTAAATTCAAATTTCCAATACCAATAATTAACGTCATCGTAAAGAAAGCCAAATTCAGCAGGTTCGTCTGAATGGTCTATAATATGGGGGTATATTACAAGTTCTGGTTGCGATCTAAGCCCTAAACATTGTAATATAGTATCAAGGTTTGCTTGGCTGTTACGCTGTCTGATCCACTCTTCAGGATCATCCACATTAGGCTTAGAACGATTCAACACATTCGTATGTGTGATATCGAATAATGTGTAACATGCAATTCGTTGATTCATGTTAGTATTTAGTAGCCAAAAAAAAGCCTCTAATAAAAGAGGCTTTTTAATAAGTTAGTTAAAACTTAAGAAGCGTTGAATGTTACGCCTGTAGCAGAAGTAGTAACTGCATATCCTAGAGCCGCTGTTAAAGCAACGTCTAAGTCTCCACCATTAGTGAAATCCCAAGCCGCTGTTGGGAACAACGCTAGATTCAATACGTTAGAGTTTGCTCCGCCTGAAGAATCCATTTCATAAATCGCTATTGTTGATTTAGTTTGAATTGTTAGAATTGCTTTAAGTAAGTCTGCGCCTGGAAGAGCCGCTGATGCTTCACCAGTAAATGTTACGATACCGAACTGAAGTTTAGGACCTTGAAGGTTGACTGCTTCACCTGAAGTGTATGCATTTAATCCACCGTTAGTGTAAGAATCTGCATCCTGATGAAATACTGGTTGAAAGTCACTATTTGCTTTTGTAAATTGTGCCATGGTTATTTTCCTTTTATGTTCAAAGATACTATGCGTATCTTTATATTATTTTGATCGGAATCCTATATTCCTCTCATACATATATTTATGCCTGTGGCAAAAAAAGAAGGTTTTGGCTTTAGCCTCTGGCGGCCAAGTTTTGACGGGCAAATCCCATTCGATTGACAAACTTGAGACCATTAGCAACGAAACCTTCATGTGTTTCAGTGCCATCGTCTAAGAATCCTTTGACAGGACTTGATTTAGCGGCATTGTCGAGTTGATCAACAACGTTTTGTTTGAGATTATATAGAGCGATCCATATCTTAAATGCACCCACTATACCGTCTTTGTGTGCTTCAAAATGCATCATAAGTTTGTTTCTCATAGAGTCAGTCATCTTTCTATTTTTGATGAATTCTACAAAACCATTGTATAAGTTTGATAAATCACCTGATACAATCTTCTTATTTACATAGACAGTAAACAACATATTGAATCCATTACGTGCTTGTGGTGCTGTTTGGAACAATGCTTTAACTGCATTACCATGCTTTGTAATTTCTGCTTCTGCTGTCTGTTTTAATTTAGGATCAAGTTTTAACTTTGGTGTTATTGGCATTTTACTAGGGACAACAGCAACTGACGAATCATTTTTTAGATTACCAATCGATCCGTTAAGTGACTCTGCTTGGTCAGTTGTTACAGCATCAGGTGGAATAAATTGATGAACTGCGATTGCGGCTTGTTTGCCACTTAGTAAATGTCCTACTTCACTATCAGCCACAACAGTATATGTGATACCACCAGGATTGGCTTTGAAAGTGAACTTACCATCGTTTTCTTTTAATGGCTCACTGAATAACAAATCTCCCCAATAGAATCCAGTACCACCTCTGTCTGATTTTTCTAGTCCAGGCCATACTGAGTTTATAATATTATACAAGTCACCTCTGTTTACGCCTCGTGCAATATCATATTCTTGGAATTGTTTAGGAGAAAACACTTGTCTGCCAGTGCCGTCTTTTTTGTTGAACATGTGCTTGTCCATGATAGAGAATTTGCCATCTGCACCACGACCAAAGATAAGAGCAGGATAACCGTCCCACTTGATTGTAATGTTACCAGGAGATTTTATAGTATTTTCTATCTGCTTGATAGCATTTCTTGCGCCTTCTTCATCTTGTAAGAACACTAAATCCTCAGGGTGTTCTAAATGACCCGAGCCTTCAACTAAAGTGATTTTATCTAGTCTTTCTCGTAGATGGGCAAGAGATTCACCGAGATTCATGTGTTATCTCAGACTTAATTTAGCAATGCGTTCTGCTCTTTTTGCTGACTCAGTTACAGCAGGTTTTGCTTGATTAGTTGCTACGTCTGTAAAACTAGGTCCGCCTACTTGATTAGGTTTTTCATTACCTGTCATTGCAACTGCTGGTGGCTCATCAGTTTTAACTGGTTTTTGTTGTAGACTTTTAACTAAATCATTATACACAACTTGATCAACATTGTACAATTTGTTTAACTGAGACTTAATTGCTTGTGCTTGTTGATATCCATTTTGTGCTTGAGCAGGAGCGGCCTGTGCAGGTTGTGCTTGTGCAGGTGCTTGAGCCTGTTGTGCTTGTGCTTGAGCAGGCTGTGCTTGTGCTTGAGCAGGTTGTGCTTGTGCTTGAGCAGGTTGTGCTTGTTGCTGTGCTTGTTGCTGTGCATTTTGTACGGGAGCGGCTTGTCCACCGGCTGCCGCAGGTTGTGCTTGGCCTGCACCCTGTGCATCTTTAGCACCTTCTGGAGTCACACCTGCTGTTTTGGTTGCGGCATAACTTCCTTTTCCTAACTTCGTTAAAATTGTTTGATCTAATTTTCCAGTAGTGTTCCATGCATTAGAAAATTCATCAACGATTCCTTTTAACGCCGGTCCATATTCTGCTTCTGGGACACCTTGCATATAGTTTGCTAACCAGTCATTAAGAAACTGCTTCATTGTCTTTGTACCAGCCGCTTCGCCTAAGATACTTTCAAAAATGTTGTTAAGTTTTAAATAGTTGTTTGGTACTAGTCGATATTTGTTTGGTCTACCTTCAGTTAATACTGTGTAACCTAATTGCTTTAATGTAAAGCCACATGCTTCTGCAAGTTTATTCAACATATAGATATCATATGCTTCTTGTACGTTTCCTTTAGGAGCCGCACTAGGGTTTTGTGACTGTGTTTGTTGTGCTTGTTTCAGTGGACGTTTTAATTGTCCGATCAGACCCATTGCAAACTTAGGATCTAAATTTTTCTTTAGTACCATCTCTGCTGTCTTAACACCGTTTTCCCATTCAGCACGACCTTGACGATCTTTCATGTAGTTGACTAGTTCTTTAGATAACTCCATTTTTTGCTTTGGATCTTGTATCTTAGACATTTGCTGAGAGATGCCTTTGATGTAATTGTTTGTTGCTTGAACTGCCGCTTGTGCCGCTTTACCGCCGTCACCTTGTGGTCTGGCAGCCTTTGCTTTTGCAGGTGCCGCTGGTGCTGGTGCTTGTGCTGGTGCAGGTTCTGGTACTTCTGTTGGGTCAACGACTTCTCCATCTTTTACAATTAGGCCTGCATCAACCGCAGTTTGAATAGCACCGAGTGCATCACTTGTAAAATCTTGTAAGAAAATATCTTGTGCTAGAATGTGTTCTTGTGTTTGGCCTGATTGTTTACCAACACTTGATTTAACTCCAGCGGCCGCTCCTCGACCGAATAGGTTTGACATTACGCCTTCTTCTACTTTCTTTACATCATCGAATTTCATTTACTTTACCTTTTTCATTGTCTTAGAAAAGCGAGATACGTCTCTGCCTCTAATAGAACTTAATAATTTTTTCTCAAGTAATTCTGCTTGGTCACTATCATAGTGTCGGCTGATATACTCTATAAGATTGATGGCACTAGTAATAACATTAGATGCACGAGACTCTACCATATCTGGAATATTTCTATTCGCTCCAATAGTTTCAAGTTCTTCTAACAGGCTTCGTGTTTTCTTTTGCATATTATTACCTACCTCGTATGTATTTAGTCTTTATTGTTAACTTGCAATGAATTTAACAGTGATTTCAGTTTAGTATTCGTTTCTACACCTTTTACTGCTTTAGTGGGCGGTTCTAGTTGCTCTTGCACTGCTCTATCTACTTGTCCAACTTGTGATGTTGTCTTAAATTTATCCATAAGTGCTTGTGCTGAAGGCTGTGCTTGACTTGCGATTGACAATGTATCGTCTACATCAGGATCACTGATACGCATTGTATTGATATCATATTCTAAGTCAATCTTTTGACCTACGCCTGTAGATGAACGTGACTTCATACACTGAAGTTGATACTTCCCACGTTCTCTCATACTACGTGATGTAAAGATACCAAATACATTATCTGCTGTATTGATTTTACTGATACCACCTGCAATATGACTGTGATCAAACTCAATTTCTTCTACAGCACTTCTGTTTAACTGTGATGCTGTTACTAGAACAATGTTTAATTCCTGTGCTAAGTTACGTAGTTCTTCTGATACATACTTGTCTTTAATAAATTGATCGTTAGGGCTTACTTTAACTGATACAGGCATCACAAGATCCAAGTAGTCAACCATAACAAAGTCAACTTTGATTCCTGTTTGAATCTGTACTTCTTTTAAGTAAGAACGAATGTCATTGACATTGCTTTGTGCCGCTAATGCTTTGACACGATACTGTCCCATCTTCTTAGAAGCCATTCTGACTTTAAGAGCAGTGTTGTCAATGTCTTTACGAATATCTTTTGTACTCATGGAAGTCTGCATTGCATCAGTCCTCAATGATGTCAATTCTTCTGACAATTCTAATGTGATATAGACTCCACTAAGACCTTGTGACAACCAGTTAAGAGCAAGATTCATCATCAACAATGATTTACCTGAACCTGAGCCACCAGCAAAGATATTCAATTCTTGTCTGGACATACCACCATATAATAGTCTATCCATTTGACCCCAGCCAGTACTGACTTGACCACCTTGATTATAGTATTTGTTCAGACGAGCCGCTGGGTCTTCAAAGTAATCTGTTCCCATATCTCGTTGCAGAGAGATTTGTACTGCATCTTTAATAAGTTTTTCAACAGGACCAAAATCACCCTTCTCTAACAAGTCTGCTGAAGACATAATTGCTCTTTCAAGTTCTTGTCTACGAGTAAACGATTCAAACTCATTAAGAAACCAGTCTGAATGTAATTCATCTAAGTCTTCAACTGCTTCGATTAATTCACCTGTCGTTGCTTTTATTTGTGTTGTGTTAGGCAAGATGCCATACTGTATAGTATGCTCAACCATGAACTCAGCCACAGGCCTTAGTTTACGATCAAAGTTTTCTGGGTTGAATATATTAGTGACACGCACATATAACTCTGCGTTTGTCACTATCATTCGCAAGAAAAGTTCTTGCACTTCTGCATTAAATTCTTTTAGCAATTTTAGTCCTCATCATTTCTATTTTAATTTTACTGGAGGTTGCACACTCAAGTATACTTAGTAGTGTAGCCAGCCTTCCATATTTTATCAATGCATCATTTGCATCTTTTATATCATCTGCCCAGTTAGGCAATGATACGTCAAACCCTAGTTCTAATGCTCTATCGCATATCTCTAATCCTGTCTTGTCCTGATCTGGAACAACAATAATTCTTTTACCCAACTTCTTCAACACACCAACTTGATTATCGTTGATTGTATTGTGAGTCAATGCACAACCATTCATTGAGATGGCGTCAAAGATTCCCTCGAATACTAAACACACTTCCCAATCAGGCTTTTGCAAGTCGATACCAAACACATACCCTGGCTGTTGATCATTAATAAACTTAGGTACTCTATTGTCTAAGTATCTGCTTGTACTACCTACAACTTTGTTTTCATATGTGTAAGGTATAATCAATCGTTGAGAGTTTCTACCTTCTTCATTGGGTGTGACTAAAAAAGGATAATCATTGTGTGTCATGCCTCGTGTTGCAAGATAGTCAATGTAAACTTTATGTGCTGGGTTAGCAGTATAAATCAATTCACCTATAGGCATTTCTTGTTCTTTAAACGTAGGCACTGTATGTTGTTTCTTTTTAGTTAAAATAGAATCAAGCAAGTCTTTGTGTTGTAATGAATGCAAAGACCATTTGTTAATGTCTGAGTCATCCATGCCACACCAGCCTAAGAATCTACGACAATTTCTGCTGATGTTTCTGCCTAATTTAAATCCACATTTAAAGTTACAGTTAAAACAATGATACTGCCAATTGTCGCCATCTTGTTTGATACCGCCTCGTCCACGTTTGTCTACACTATGCCCATTATGAATACAGCACGGAGCATTGAACGAAGTCCAACCACTCTGCGTCTGTTTCTTTTTGCCAGGGACAACTGTAAGTATATCAAACATATCTGATATTATATACGAAAGAGAGTGTTAAAACAAGTAATCAGGGTAACTTATCTTGCCAAAAGAGTGACTATATTACCCACATTTGCTTCGAACTTAATTCTAATAAATGGATGATAGCCTGTCATTGTATAACCAATAGTTGATGATTCGCTGTTGCCGTTTGCGGCATTGCCATATCGATATGAATTGATATCATAGTAGTCTGAATCAACTAGTGTTGATCCTTGCAATGTTACGTTACCAACATAATTTTCATAATCAATTGATGCTGTTAAGACACCACTATTTTGTGTGTTGATCACACTTGAGAAAAATGTAACTGCTTCAGAGTTTGCATTTGCGTTTGCATTTGGAAGTGTCTGATCATTTGGTATTGTAACAAGTTGAGAAGGAACAAAAGAAGGTAACACAGAGTCAACGATATTTAAATCACCTCTTGCTCCTGCCTTAGAATCTACAAAAACAGGTAAGTTTAGATTAGCACTAGGATATTCTAAAGAGTAATAACATTTTTGAGAGTCTATTGCTTCAATATCTGCGGCAGACGTGTTTAACACAAAAATACCATTGATATCAAGTACCGGATCTAATGCCTTTCTGAAAAGGATTTCGGTTCCATCTGAATTAATGGCTCTAAAGGATATTTGCTCATTTGCTGTAGCAATAGCAGACAGATCAACCGGCTTCTGTTCCTGATTCAGAAACTGAAATTGTAGTTGGTTGTCAACGCCTTTGTTTAACGTTAGTGGTTTTGCATAAATTGGCATATATTTCCTCGGGCTTGTGCCTGATAAAACCACAACGATTTGTCTGACTGTATATGTATAAACTGATGTAGTGTACGACACAAATTCTTCTCTCCTGTTCTTATATTTATCTCTACGGCTTTTAACTAGGAAAATATCTACCCATTTTTTTATATGGTAAATACTATTGTGAAAACACAAACACCAGCAGAATTCTTCATTAAACTATCTGAAACTCACCCGTTTATAACGGTTGTCCAGTATGCTGGACAGGATTATGTAGGCATTGTTCAGAACCGTGATGATCTAGTTACAACTATCTATGACTATGGTGCTATTGCTGATTCACAATTAAAAGAAAAATTCTTAGAGTTAGGTGATGTGTGGTGGTGGGAAAGTAATCGTCAAATCCCTATTCATTTGTTTCTAAAGCAAGAGTGGATACTTTTCAAACCGTTCTTAAGAACATTCAACAACAAGTCACTTACGTTATTACACGGACCTATTGTCAGTATGACTGACTTTCAGAAGAAAAGAGTTAAGAGGAAGACGATAACGCTTGTGAAGCGATCTTATTAGCAAGTTTCTGTTTTAATCTTACTGCCTTTGCTCTACGTTTTTTAGCAAGACTCAAACTTAATTCACCACAACGTTCATCAAACGTTACTCCAAGCAAATGATCATATTCATGTAAGAACACTCTTGCTTTAAGCCCTTCTAGTTTTTGTTTGTTGACCCACTCTCCAGTTGATACTTGGTATGATACTAATGCTTCAGGATTACGTTTAACATGTAACCACAAGTTAGGAAAACTCAAGCAACCTTCTAAGTAAATTTCCTTGTCACCCATGAGTTCGTCAATCTTTGGATTGATAACAGCAATCAAATTCTCATCTGTGCCCATGATGAATATGTTTTTCATTACTCCACATTGTGGTGCGGCTAAGCCTATTCCCTGTGTAGCAGGGTTGAGCATAATCTTTGTCATTGCAGTAATTAATTCAGTTGGATCACCATCTGCTTTAAAGTTCCAATCTTCGCACTGTTGTTTTAACAGAGGATTACTTTCTGTTATTAGTTTTAGGTCTTCCATTAATGTGACTGCCTCAGGTATTCATTATGTAATGCAGTACCTGTAAGATGTTCGCCTATTATTTCTTTCTCTCCAGTAAGAATATACTCTCTTTCAATAACACCATCGTTAAATTCAACATCTAGTACTCGTAGTTCATCACCTGATCTATCTGGACGTGTTTCATACCACAGTGATGTAAAAGGATGGGCATGTACAGATTTAACACCTTTTGCCCATTCTTCAGCCTCTAGTATTATCCTCTGCCTTTCTACTACGTTATCATACTGTCCCATATTATGCTCCTAATAAATTCATGTGTACCACAACTAACTGTGCGTATGCTATGGCATGTGATTTTTTGAATGTATATCCTTCGTCTACATTTTCCCACACACTAGTACTTATTTCTTTAAATGTCTTTCCTATTAAATGTTTCTTGCCTGGTCTCATAACTGCTAAGAACATAGCAAGTCTAGGGATAGAATTAATATCTTCAGGCATCTGTTGTAATGTATCGAATTGTTTTCCCAAGTGAATTAACTGTTCGACAAATGCTTTGTCTTTTAATTTACTCCAATCAGGATCTCCCATTAATTGTACTAAATGCATTTCATTATGTACTCTACTATAGATGTTCACATTAAGCAAATCAAGTTTAAAGTACCCTCTTGCATCTGCTTCTTTGTAATCTAGTGAACACATGTCATTGATAGGGTCATAGGGTGCCTCTGTGATATAAACGCCCGTAGGGTGCTTTCTAATAGGTTCTACGTTACGCATTGCGGCTGGGATATGATTGATTAAAGCCAGAATTTTATCTCTGTCTCCAAAATCTATATCAATATCCGAATCTATCAAACTTGAATCCCTGCTTCTATTAATTTTTTATATCCTCTTTGCACAACGATTGCTTGATGCTCTGCATCTTCTACAGCCTTGTGTGATGTTACTGCGGCTCCGTCTTTAAGTGAGACATTAGTTAGATCATAGATTGTTCTACAATCTCTTACTGACCAGAAACGCCATGGATTAGACATGCCTAACTGAGTGAAAGCATTTTCAGCGATAACAACATCAAAAATAGAACCATTAGCCCAAATTGCTCTGCGGTTCCAACAAAATTTGTAGAGTTGATCCATAGCATCTTTAAATGATACTCTACCCTGGTCGCCCATTGCTTCATTTATTGCATCCTCTGATTGTTTGCCCCACCACTCTAAAGTTTCAGGGTCAATGTGTCTATCAAACTCTTCTGTTTGTTCATCTATTGTGGGTCTGATTTCTAATCGTTCTACAACACCACTGCCTTTAGGGTCGAATCGTACTGCTCCAATTGTTAATATGACACAGTTAGGTTGAGTACTCAACGTCTCCATATCTATCATCACATCATTTGCCATTACTACTCCACACGTTATCTTTTAATTTTACTTCTTGTATTATATCACTTCTGAGGTAATTAATCAACAGTATTGATCGCTTTTTGGGTAAATGCAAGGGCATTGTTGAATGTAATAAACGAGTATTGTAAAACAAAATCGATCCTTTAGGCATGTCATATTGTTCTGCATGTAACTTGAAGTATTCATCATGTACACCCTCATAACAGGCTTGTATGTCCCAATCTGATTGATGACTATAAGGTATAACTCCAGTTGCTCCTGTGTCTTTATCTAAGTCATCCAGAGGAATAATAACTTGTACACCATAGACATCATTGTCACTTCTCATATTGTACTTTGGAAATCTATGTGGGGTATCTATATGAGGACCGCACCATCGACTGGGTCCATTGATAGTCACAATGTCACTTGCATAAAATTCACAGTCTGGTAAGTGTACTTTTATCTCAGGGTAGATGATGTCATGTATTGCTTTGACTTCTTTCCAATCATCAGTAAGTTGTGACCACCATACAGCGATACCCTTAGACTTTAGTTTTTCACAATCTTTGCCTTCTGCATATTGCTTTTTATGTGTTGACACTCTGACAGGATAGAGTTCATCTTTTCTGTCGTTGATATTGTCTATAATTTCAGTAGGAATGATATCACGTACCATGTCAAACCCTTTACCTTCATGTTGTATTTCACTGTTTACACTTCTAAACATATTGTTTTTTAGTTCCTCCGCTAGTTCCGGAATATAATTATTTAAGTCTCTGTTTCTGTACTCATCTGATCCTGTTATTAATTGATGTAGATTTCTAATTGTCCACACACTAACAGATTGTGGCTCGACAAGCCATGCATGTAAGATATCAAGTTGATCTACATTAAATGTAGCAATCTTAGATTTTAATTGTTCTACTGCTTCGATGGCTTGTTGTCTATATTCAAGTGAAACAACATTAGTCTTACACCAAACAGGTTCTGTTACTCTGTTTAAAAATATTCCAGGACGTACATCACGTGGACAACCATATTCCTCACATAAATCGCTCCACCATTCAATTAGTTTGGGTGACTGTATAATATTGAATATACTAACAGTATGACTTAAGTTTAAACTGTATCTTTCAGGTTCCTTTTTCTGTAAGTCAAATAACTTTCGTGTATTCTTTTCTATCTTATCCCATTTGAATGGATAACGTATGTAATCGTTTACCTTGCCATAGCCATCGATTGATAAACTGATATGCACTCCTTTAAAGTGCGACCAAACGTCAATGAGGTCTTGTGTGATAGAAGTTAGATTAGTCACATATGATAATATTATGTTCTTTGCTCTATCTCCTTCAATCAATTGCTTACAGAACAGTTCATGTTCTTCCATGATAGTAGGTTCGCCACCAACAAATGCAATACGTTTTAAATTTGGAAATAAAGTATAGATATCAAGTGTCTGATCTTTTGTTATGTTTATTTTTAAATGGTTATCTTCTTCAGATTCGATCTTCCATATGGTATTATATTCCTTTCCCCATTGGTCAGAGGAATAAGGATTACATGTAATACATTTTGAGTTACATTTGTTACTAAAGGTTAAATCTAAGAAGTGAACATCATTAGGATCAACCTCAATGTTCATAGGAATATCATAGTCTTGTAAAGCAACATTCCATATAGTACGCATAGACGTGCCTGATACTTTTTCAGAGTCTAAACAGTTTTTACAATCACTAGGCCAGTCGCCTTTTTTAAGTTGTTTTCTTATCTCAATAAGATTGTTATGATTTAAATTATCTGCATATGGTTTTTTTTCTACACCACCTGTATTTACAAGATTACAACAAGACTTATACCCGCCACCATCTATTGAGGCTGAGCCAAATGCCAAAGCACAATAGATAGGATCTTTCATCGCCACCTCGTTTCTAACCACATACGTTCTTTATCTGTGGCTATATAGATTCTTTTTTGTCTGTGGTCTTCTTCATTAGACCAACACCAATGTTCGTTGAGTTGATTGTGTGTACTGTCATTATATTGTGCTAGGCTTACGTGGTGAGAGAGTTCATGTATTCTGTCATAATCTTTTAAATCACAACTAGGTCCCCATGTATCCCAACACCAGTCACGTAATTGATTAAACTTAATAATCTTTGCTAAATCTGATTGTGCCATTGGCCTGGGAGTGAAACGTTCATACTGTGGTTTGATAATAGTAGTACACATCCATGTGAACATCTCATTCCCTTTAAATCGTCCATCTAACTTGTGAAACTGTAAATCTAACTCTTTCATTAGAATCCAGCCTGAGACAACAACTCTTTGACTTCTGCAATTCTATGTGCATCTCTTTTAAACTTGATAGCCCAACGTTCAGGATCGATGTAATCTAAAACCATTTGCTGTTGTGTTTCATCCATTGATGCTAGAAACCCTAGACCAGATTCTGATTGATACAGTATCCATGGAGAAACCTTTCCTTTAGATATCTCATAACAAATTCTGTTCACTGGACCATATCGTAAGGCATCTTTGTTTTCTATTTTTTCATCACTAGAAATCTTAATCATAGTTTCAATACTACGAGCAATTGCATCTAAAGGATCTTCTTCTCTAAGATACTCAATGATAAACTTAGTGTAGTTAGTATCACTTATCCATTTGTCAATTTTAATTTGATTTGATAACAACCAATCAGCATATCGACCAATGTTAATTGCATTGACATTTACACAGTAATGACCAAACTTAACAAAGGCCAGATAATAACTGCTTTTAATAAAGTCTAAATATGTTTTTTGTTTCTTTGTTGGAGTATGTTTTGCATAGAAATTTATCCAAGCATGAAATGCAATGCGATTACCTTTTAAATCTTTGTCTTGCCATCTGCGTTTGTTTTCACAGATATGCTTGGCCATTGTAGTTTCTCTTATAAAACTCCTGCCACAAAAATCGCAACCAAATTCTGATTTAGTTGCCGAGTTCTTTTTCATATTCTTCGATTTCTGAATCTGTAATAATGTCACTTAGTAATTCCACCTCATCAAATTTTAAATTAGGATATTTTTCTGCAAGATACATTTTGCGATCATGTTGTTCACAAAATAATTTTGCTATCTCAGTCAGTTCACCTGCTGATAATTGTGGATATATCTTTTTATAATAATCCTTTATGTCTTTTGGCTTTGCTTTATCTTTTAGTTTAGCCACGCCCTGCTTGATCTGCGGTATCCAAGCATGAAACTGTTTGCCTATCCCTGGGCTTGCCGCACATAGCATCAACCATTGTAGTTTAGGATGCTTAGAAACATTCTCATTGAATAGATATTTATTTGCATGATGATCAACACTTTGTAAATAATACTGTGCCAATTCTTTTTTGCCTTTAACTACACTAATCCAATTGATCATCATAAAAGGAACAAACTTTCGTTGTTGTTCAGGAGTTAGTCGATCATAGTAGCCATAGTCTTTCTTGTCGATTGCAGTAATTGCCTCGAACAAGTTGAAGTCTTGCTTTTCAAACTTCTCATCTGTTGGTGTTTTTGCTCTAGCCAAAATAACCTCTTGCGATCCATCCTATTGCAATTGCTATAGGACCTATTATAAACAAATCAACTATCCAGTGCAATGCAATAGATAGTGTGACTATTTCTCTCCAATGTAATCTACATACATTCTTCCAATGATCAAAACGCTTGTGCATAGTCTACGATTTCACAATTACGACTGATCTCTTTAACAAAGTAAACACATCTAGGCTTTGGACCATCTTCGATAGGGACACATAAGAATTGTCCGTTACGTAGTCTAGGCGCATACCATGTTACGTCTGAATAGATATCAACAATTTCAATATCTAAAAAACTAGGCGAGAATGATGTTAGTGGATTGAATGCAAACACTGTAAAACCTCTGTCGTTCAAACTAGACAATGGAATAGTCTCTAAGTCACCATGTTCTTCATGCCCAATTAATACTTGCCAATCAACAGGCATCTTAATTGTTTTGTTTCCTATTTCTAATACAACCGCGGGTGCATTGAATGACTCTAAAAAGATGAGTGGAATGTAATGATAGTCTACATTCAGAGGGTTAGAGTTATCTAAGATAGCAAATCGTAAATCATCT